ACGGCGGTCTCAAGGAGCAAGTGCAACACCTGATGTAAGGTGTTGCCCATGCCAACGACGTACACACATCTCAGCACCGAGGAGCGGGTCGCCATCATGGTGATGCAGCTTCAACAACTTACCCTGCGAGCTATCGCGGTTTTACTTCGGCGTCATCCCAGCACCATCAGCCGTGAGATCCGGCGCAACAGCCAGTTGGGCCGATACGATTCAGTTCACGCCGCAAACAGGGCCCGAGAGCTGCGTCACAAGCCGCGCCGTGAGCCTCGCTTGTGTTCTGGCTCTGAATTGTTCCAAGTGATCATAGAAATGTTGCGCATTGGCTGGTCACCCCAGCAAATCGCCAGCAGACTACGACGTATCTGGCCCGATCACCCCGAGCGACATGTGAGTCACGAAACTATCTACTTGGCTATTTATGCTTACCCGCGAGGCGAACTGAAGCGCCAGCTCATCAGCTACTTGCGCCAAGGTAAGGGCAAGCGCCGCCCGCGAACCCAGAGTGCCACACGTCGAGAGCGCTATCCTGCGGAGCTCAGTATCCACTTGCGTCCGCCGGAGGTTGCCGATCGCCTTGTCCCCGGCCACTGGGAAAGCGATCTGATCATCGGGGCTAATAACCGCTCTGCTGTCGCCACGATGGTTGAGCGCACCAGCCGTTACGTGATTTTGGCAAAACTCGACGCACCGACCGCCGAGGCAGCCGCTCAAGCCATTACCCGAGAGATGTCGCGCATGGCGCCATCGCTGCTGAAAACCATGACGCACGACCAAGGCAGTGAAATGGCTCGCCACGCCGAAATCACGGCCCACACCGGCATGAAGGTTTACTTTGCCGATCCGCACAGCCCCTGGCAGCGCGGCAGCAATGAAAATACCAATGGCTTGCTGCGCCAGTATTTGCCCAAAGGCACTGATCTCTCCCTAGTCAGCCAGGAGCGACTGGACGAAATTGCCGACATGCTGAACACTCGACCACGCCAGACGCTGGGTTGGAAGTTTCCGGTCGAAGTACTGGTTGACTACCTTCAGCTATTAGCGAGCAACAAGCTCGAAACCATTAACTGACTGTTGCACTTGCTCCTTGAGACCGCCCACCCACACGATTCGCAAAGATGGCCTGATAGTCTCGGGAGTAGTTATCCGTGATGTTCATCTTCTGAGCGGATGCATCGTTCGCCACTGAGTTCTTCAGCCGGTCCATTGAGTTGCCGGACAAGCCTGACTCACCGATGGCCGTGTTAATGGTCCCTTGGTTCCGCATGGCCTGAAGGTTGACTTCGGTAAGCTGGCGTCGGGCTTCGTCATTCTTATCTACAGTTGCAAGCTTCTGGTCGTTCTCAGCGAAGTTCGCTTGCTTGACCACTTCGTTCTGCTGCTTTCGTTCGTTGTCGGTCATCTGACCCTTAGCCTTTGCTCCTTCAGATGCACTCATAGCTGCACCAGCGACGGCAACGATTGCCATGCCGATGCTTACGGGTTCGCACATAGCGATTCCTCCTATAGCCAGAATTGTTTAAATGCAAATCCGGCAGGAGACATAAAGATGCCTTCGTTGAAGGAGGCACCCAGTTTTGTCAGCAGCCGGATATGTGCGTGGTTGTCCACTGAAACCCAGTTGGTTTTGGGACTTGGTGAGCGGCGTTTGACCCACTCCAAGTTCTCTTTGAGAAGCCGATAGAATTGGAAACGCTCAGCCTTGCTCAGCATATGGACGACGTTCGTGGTGACGAACCAAATACCAAGACTTGTGTGGCCGCCTACAGCCAGCACCAAAGAACCCACGACGATGGCCTGAGCGTTCTCATCAAGAGAGTTCGGCAGAACATCGCGTGGGTCTCTTCCGGTTTTCATGCAGTGAAACTCTCGAAGGTCTGACGCGCATAGGTCGTCAGCAGCAGCCCTCAAGTGGGCCTCCGTGGCCTTAATCAGGTACATAGCGTTTAAATCCTCCGCATGAGTCATAGTTATAGTGGGGGGTTTTGACGTCCCCCCCGTTGACTCACACGCCGCTTGAACGCCGTAGATAGTTACCTTCCCAGCCACATCCAATGATGTTCAAAGGGACCGGCGAATACGACGAAACGGTGACCCGCTGCATCTTCGCGTTACCTGTCACCGGGAACTTGTATTGACCAGTCCCAAGAGTCAGCTCACCCAACCGGACCTCTGTACCGAGGCGACCGCCAGCCATCACATAGACGTACTCTGTGGAGCCGTTATTGACGTTGATTTCGAAGGCCCCTGAGGTGTCGTAGTTGACCCATGCGCGGCGAAGCTGGAGGCGTCCTATGTCTTCCGTTGAGGTGGTCCCGTCGTCTGCTGTTTGCTTAATGAGGAACTTGGAGAACTCATATTGGAAGCCGTATTCACGGCCAATAACGAACGTCGTACCCATCCGATTACCAACGAACTTGATGCGGTCGTCTGCGTTCCAGTTGGCTGACTCGTGACGCTCAAGGACTCCTTGGGGGTCCAGTGTGTAGAACACGGACAGATAGTCAGGGACGCCGCCATAGATCGCACTAAGACTAACGTAGGTCTCATTGAGGTCCTCGTTGTAGCTCGATGGGGTCATGAGTTTCTTCATGTCCATGTAGGCACGGTAAGGCTCCTGCACGTAATCCACGGTGTCCGCTGTGAACTCGATTCGCTCCAGGCACATCCCAACACCAAGACGCTCATTGAGCAGGTACATATAGGAACCAATGCAATCTGCTGCGAGAACTCTATTGTTTAGACCGAACTCCCAATGTGACCACGACTGTTGCACCAGCTCCTCTTTCAGGTATAGGAATTTGTAGATATAGACCTGATTCTCGGCATGGTCAGAAAGCATCGCAACGAAGTTCTCCGTTCCCGAGCCGTGTATGTGGTAGAGGGTATTCTGCAAATAGCTTGGTACGTGCGCCGAGACATCCTCAGCAGACTTCACGTCGCTCACGTCCTGCACTGCGTAGTAACGCTTCAGGCTCGTATAGCTGGCACGAGGTGCCGCAAAGTAAACGCCCCGTCCAATCCCAAAGGGTCGCGCGCCGTCGCTCACGTCGAATTCCGTAGTGAGGTCCAACTGAATTGTCTTGCTCGAAAGGATGCCCTGTGAGGACAGTACGAACTGAGCTTGGTCGGACCAGAGGAGCAACTGTTCGGAGAACGGTACGGCGTACTTGAGGATACTCACACGGTTGTGACTGATGGACACGTCAATAGGGTCATCGTCCGACACAGCGGCGACAGAGGCCGGGAAGAAGTTGAAATACTTCGCTGTCCGCGACATCACGACATTCTCACCCGAGAGGAAACCTAAACGATTCCTGAAGAAGAAAATGTCATTGATGGTGTCCCCAATAAAGGAAGGCATGGGGTTCGTTAGGTCATCTCCACAGGTTCTGTCAGGCCACGCCAAGGGCTTCCAATCAAACTGTCCATCCGCTGCCCGAATAAGAGCATGGGGCATCGAAGCCGGATCAATACCAGTGATTATTCCCGGCCTAACAGTCTCCCGCCATACCTGGCCCGCAGCATCGTAGCGGACCCAATAGTTGTCTCCGGTGCGGGAGGCTTCCCCTGTGATTTCCACAAGGTATCCGTCTATGCACTGCGCGGGCAGCTTGGCGAATGTCTGTACCTGATACACAAAGGAGTTGAGGAGCTGGTTTGCGTAACCATCCTCTGTGGCGACTGTGACAATGGCTCCGTCAGTTGGCCCGGTTAAACATATCCAGCCTGTTCCCGCGCTCGCAGTCCATCCCCACGCGCCCATGCTGGTGCTGAGCTGTGCTGCCATAGTCCTTGCAATGTAACCGGCATCCGTCTGTTCCACTTGTGGGGGTGTCGTAGGTGTTGAGTCTCCGACAGGCATTTTCAGCTCTGCACACAAGCCACCATTAACGAAAATCCGCAGCGTCCTCCCGTACTGACCACCACGCACGTTGATGATGCAGCGCCGAGTCAGGCCCATATAACCGGCCTGAGTCAGTGTGCTCTTCATGCGCGTAGCCCTGTTTCTGTTAGTCACAAACGTATAGTCCGCAACTGTCGTTAGCCGCAGGTCCGCTCGTGGGTTCGCACAGTTGGCATAACCGTTGTAGCCGCGCACTTGGTAACTGTTCCCTGCGAGGTCTACTACGGCCACGCCCTGCCCTGTAAACACCATGTAATACTGTTCAATGGAGTCACGGTTAACAAGGTGGACCAGAGGCTTAGCACCATACATACCGACCCCACCAAGGCGCTTGACGAACGTTGTTGGCGAGCGCTTTTGAAGGCCCTCTGTTTCCGAAGACCATCCGTTGATTTGAACTTCACCCTGATTACTAAAACGAAGTATATCGGGTTGCTGTGAAATACCTCCTTTGAGGTTCTTAACTGATTGCGAGACGAGACCCATGGGACCCTCCTTGTCTAATTAACGGGAGATTCGGCCACCGGTCCATGCATCACCATCGAGCATGTTGTAGTTACCGTAATCAAGTTCGTACTCTTGGCACTCCGCCCATGCAGTTGCCTCCTGTTCCTGCAAGGAGCCTTCAATTTCTCCTGCCCCGAAGAACCGAATGTTGAAACGTCGAGACGCCTTAGCCACGATGTATGAACGGAAACACTCAGGCATCTCTTGGTATTCCCGAAGACGCACAAGGGTCACAGTTACCGGCTGAGTAAACACATCAGTCTTGGTAGTTTGGTCGTAAAGAAAACCACCACGATTGGAATAGGCCCCGGTAGTTATCTTTAGGTAGTCAGTCTGATAGTTGATAAGCCCAGAGAAACTATCGGGAACCAGTGAGGCGCCCTCTTCGATATTGAAGGCCCACCCCTTGGACTGTACTTCGCGATTTACTTGATTAAGCAAGCGTCGACAGTTAGCTACGTCAGCATTAGGATCTCCTTCAAGGGAACTTACAGGCGACTCACCAATTGCGGCGAGCATGTCATTAACAGCCTGTAGTTCCTGATCGGATTCAATGCTGGATTCAAAGTTCGCCATTAGGCCTCCCCGAAATTGATTGAATAGAAAGCAAAAAACCCCTCGCCCCATAGAAAACGGGAT